GCCAGCTGGTATCTTCGACTGATTTCAGCTCCACGAGCAAGTCGCTTCACCTACATATCAGCGTGCCTTCTCCCGAAGTTACGCTTTCGCGTGGCGGCAACACTCTCGATCCGGCTCCCGACCGGCTTATTAGTGTTCCCACATGTATTGCGTTATTGCTGAGTTGTTCGCGTATTATAAGCGCACGAACGCGCTGTTAATCAACAAGCATCGCCATCGCAGTGCCAGTTGCAGCCCCAGCTGGTCCGCCGAGGAATGATCCTAAAGCACTAAGTGCTTTCCGCTGGATAAAACCGGCGACAGCGTCAACACCCTTCTCAAAGAAAGCTGGAATCGAGCTTGTGACTCGAGCAGCTGCATTAGTTAGGATGCTGTTAGCAGGTGGAGGATTGGTTGCGATTTGAGCAAGTGGACTTTCTTCATCAAAGACGAGTTCATAATTAATGACCCATTCGACGACGAGGATAGTTGTTGATACAGGAGCGCCTGAAACAAAGACCGTGATTGGTTGGTAACCGTTCGGGATTTGGTTCCTCACGTTGAGTTCATCGTCCGTGTAGAACAATTGAGGTGGAGATGCATTATGCTGAGTGATAGCTGCGAACTCCTTCACGTCCTGAAGGGCGATGTCTGAACAAGCGCTAGCGGTATACGCTGCAGTTGGCATGGCATCAAGTGATGAGAAATTTGCTGTTGGCCAAGAACGAACTCTGACAATGCCACTGGAGTAAAGAGGAGCGCAAACGCGTCGCATCTTGAAACCGGATGACACTATACGATATCCTGTTGCAGGAAGAGTCGTGTTGATAGGGGTTCTATCCGCCCAAGCGGTCACGAGACCCCCGGGTCCCAGTACGACTGGAAGACATTGGGGAGAATACATAAACGTAGGTTGGAAAAGGAAGCAAGCGACTCCAGCAGGGCTGGAAACTAAATCGAATGTTCCTTTCAGTGACATGGGTAATGTGCGGACAGAACTGTTGTCTGGGAATTTGGCCCCGTTCGCGTGGGAGCAGAACGGGTCAGAGAGACCACAGACAGCATGAGTGTTTCTCATCATGATTTGTTTGTTTGGATTAACAATTGGTTGCTTCTTTGGAAGCGCAACCTGCTTCTTGGCTTTCGAAGAAGTAGTAGACTTCTTGGATTTTGATTTTGTTGGCATTATGTACAAGTATTTACAATTAATTACAGCTTCTTTCACACGCACCATCTACGTGTGTTAAAGAGACACATCATCCTGAGCGGCTTGCGCCGCCGTGCGAGAATGTGTTGCGTCACCGAAGTAACCCTCCCTTGATAGGAACTCAAGTGCTAGGAGCTTTTGAGGATGGTTCCTAAAGCAGTCTTCAAAAGATTGGAGAGACTGTGCGTCGTAGCCAGAGTATAACATATTGTATACCATCTTTTCAAGATTCTCTTGATAACTGCCGTCGTGAGAGAAGGTTGTAGAACAAAATGAAATTGGTTCGTTTGCGTGTTTGATGAAGTAATCGGTAATTTTATAACCCATTTCTTTGTAGATGTTGCGCGAATCAACGATGAGGGTGTCGATATTGTCGTCACCAGCTGACATGATGAATTCGCATTTATAACCGGCCTTGTCTGCGACCT